TCCTTGTCTTGAATCTTTTGTTTAACATTTTCTATTGTATCTGATGGTTCTACTTCTAATGTTATGGTTTTGCCTGTTAATGTCTTTACGAAAATTTGCATCTGTATTATAAGTAGAGATAATTTTTTTAAGTCAATTTTAATATTAAAAATAAAAAGTTTTTGAAGTAAATAGATATTTATTCGATTACCATAGGAATATTATGGGATGTGCATAATTCGGCGATTAATTGCATTTTTTCTTGTCCAATATGACCAGTGCCTGGATATGCATGCCTATCTTTTTTTTCACCACAACATTCTTGGGAATCATTATAATGAACTAAAACTAAACTATTAGGTTCTGCTTTAATCCAATCAAATATAAATTTATGAGGATCATGACCTGCGGCGAATACATGACATGTGTCAATACAGATTCTTATTTTTTTCTTCTCATTATCCGTGAAAAGTTGATAAAATTCAAGTAGGTCATCGTATTTCCAACATATTTCACTACCCTGTCCCGCTGATGTTTCTAATAACAGCGGACAATCCTCAGAAATGTATGGAACTATACTACACATATTATTATACATATTTGCCATGGCATCACCAATAGATAGTTTAAGAAATTTCCCACAATGCACAACAACACCTTTAAAACCGACCTCATGACCAAATTCTAATTCCCATTTTAAACAATCGAAAGCTTTTTCTTTAAACTCTGCTTCTGATTTGGAGAGATTGATTAAATAAATGGAATGAATAAATGCCATAATATCATTTTGTGTTATATACTCGTGTGTCCCTTTAATATCTTCTGGATTTCGTTTTACACGTCGCCAAAATTTGGGGGAGCCGCTAAAGAGTTGGCATGGTCTATTATATGGCTGTGTGTCATAAAATGTTTGTAAACTAGACAAGAAATTTTTGTGTTTTGGAATGTGAGTGCCAATATTCATGATTATATTTATTATAATAATGAATGTTAAAATTATATTCAATTTTTTATATTAAAGGTTAAAGGTCTAACAAATATTTTGTATTTATTTTTAACATATTGATAGATATTAACGGATACTTTCCTAAAAATCCATGTAATGACAAAAGCCATTCCTCCCACTACGGCAGGTGAAGCATGAATTGTATTACTAATTAAATAAGCAGCAATTATAAACATTATCATACCTACAATTCCTTCAACTATATGTTCTCCGGTTAAAAGGACTAATCTAGTCATATATAATCTAAATATTTTATATGATTAGAATTTAATACCACTTAAGCACCTCTTCTTCCGCGACGCCCCTCTCCTCTTCCGCGACGACCCTGGGCGCCATCTGCGGAGTAGGGGTCACTAGGGTAACCTCCTCCTGCTCCACCACCGGCTGACTCAGGAACTAAATCCGTATCACCTGGAGGATTTCCCGGGATAGGGATAGGAATCATATCCGGTATAGCTCCAGCTCCTCCTGCTCCAGCTCCTCCTGCTCCAGCTCCTCCTGCTCCAGCTCCTCCTGCTCCTGCTCCAGCTCCTCCATGACCTCCACCACCATGACCACCGCCACCATGACCTCCACCGCCATGACCTCCACCGCCATGACCTCCACCGCCATGAATAGGTCTAGGAAACCAACCTCCTCTGCCCGGGCGACCTTTACCTCCGCATCCGAAAGGAAATGGGCAGGGGCTTGGTCCTGGTCCACCACCTAAAGGTGGTGGAGTTAGAAATGTTGGTGATCTAATTACTACGGGGGCAGTAGGAGTCGTATAGCTAAGATTTCTAAATAGAAGATATATAATAATGAGAAGTGCTACTATTATTATAAGGGTTTCTACTTTCATTATAATATCTATTGAGAAATTATAATTAAAACCAAAATCTTCTTCTACCCCATCGTCTCCTACCGGGTCGGGCTCCCCACCATAACGGTCCTTGTCCAACACCATAATTTACATATGGGTCAGATAAATATACAACACGATTTTGTCTTATTCTTCGTGGTTTTTGTAGCAACATGTATATTATAACTAAAATAAGAATGATTATCAAAATTTGCGCTAATTCCATATATAGTAATAATTTATAATAATTTTCTATTCGAAAATGATTATAATTTTATAAAGTTATTAATTGTATTTAAGGACAGCAGAGATAAAGAAACTCATTAGTTCAAAACTATTGTATAAAAGTTTTTTCCTTAATAAACTTAGTTGGAGTATGCAAGACCACCCATACCACTCATGACGCGAAGGACATTGTAGTTGGTAGCGTATACTCGGACTTTGGCTGTTTCGTCTCCACCGATAGCATTCGTGGAAAGAACCAATTGTAAGGTAGCATTATCGATTCTAGAGAAATTACATGTTCCCGAAGGTTGGTGCTCTTCTGGCCTTAAAGCGAACGAATAAACGTTAATTCCAGTATCGGGGTTTCTGGTGTGATGTTGGTATGGTTGCACCAAATCGAAGTAAGTTCCTTCACGTTCAGAGAAGCGGTCTTGTCCGTTAAGTTGAAGTTTGGCAGTAACGACTGGATTTTGACCCCAACAATGCATGTTAAGTGAAGTTTCAGCAAGAACGAATGCACCAGCATCCGATACCATAGAATCACCAATTGGACTGATAGGGAATGGAACCGACAATGCTGGAACAGAGCAATTACTATCTGAACCGGCGTTGGTATTGACTTCTCCCCATTGGTCATATCCGTTAGGGTCAAACATGCCATCAGCACCGGGGTCTTGGAAGAGACCGCGGGATGTAATGAAACTACCATTTCCTGCTCCAGTTTGACCACTAGTAAGTTGTTCATAGCCAGAGAATGCACCAAAATGATTAATAAGAGCATCAAGGGCATCCGTGTAATTAAATGGCTGGGCGCCAAGTGCGGCATTCAAATCACGGTCTTTCAAAAATGATTGACAGTAGTCAACGTTTTTGTCTGGTTGCACAACAAAGACCAATTCTTTACATGGGTGATTAAAGTTAAGTTTAATCTTATTCGACGAGGAACCAACCGATTCATCTCCAGTGAATTGCAATTGTTCGATAAGATATTCATGTGGGTTTTGTGCCATACGTCTGCGTTCATCGGTATCAAGGAAAACGTAATCAACGTAAAGTGAAGCAGCAACCAAAGATTTTTGGTATGCGGCGCCATCTTTTACCGATGAACCAGTTTGAATTACAGGGCTTTGTGTGCCACCAGGCATACTAGTTAAATCAGTTACAGCAAAAAGAACCTCATCAGATGGTCGAAGTTCCAAGTTAATCTTAACTTCGTGGTATTGCAAAGCAATCAAAGGCAATGCAAGTCCGGGGTTACGACAGAACCAGAATTGAAGTGGAACATAAAGCGTGGTTTCTGGAAGTGCGTTACGTGGGGCACATACTGCGGCTGGAACTTCAGCTGCGGCACAGGCACTATCAACATCAGCAAATGAAGGGTCAATCAAGAAAGTCAATTGAGTAGTTTGACCAACCATTTTATTGTAACCACGTTCTTGTTCAGCAGTCAAGGTAAGCTGGTTCCAGATGTGCATCCAGTCACCATATTGACGGTCGATACGTTGTCCTCCGATTTCAACTTCAACCATCGAAATCAATTGTTCACCGGGGTAGTCCAACCAACGTGCGTAGGTTTTTTCACAAGTTGCAGGTGCTACTCCACAACATCCTTCTTGGCCAATCTCTGGAAGAGTGACTTGAAGGTAGGTGCGGTATGCAAGATCACCATTTCTGGAGATAGTACATTGGACACGGCGACCGAAATCGGCTTGTCCATTGAAAGTTTGTTCAATAGATTCCATAGCAAAGTTAGTGTGTCTGCGGTAGGTCACCTTCCAGAAAGTAATCTGAGGGTTTCCTGTAAGATAGACATCTTGTGCGCCATAAGCTACGAGCTGCATTAATCCTCCTCCCATTGTTATACTATTGCTAAAGAAAAAAAAATTTTGATTTAATAATTAATTATTTATTTTTTATGCTTTACAACAAAAAAAATAAATTATAATCTCACATCATAAATCGTGAGATATTAATATTACATTTGATTTATAATTTTATTAATATCAAAATTATTTTCTAAGAATTTTTTTAAATAATTGTCTAAAAATACTTCTTTTTTACCTTCGTGATTTTTTGTAAATACATAAACATCGTTTTTTTTGTTTATTTTCCATCCTTCTTCTAAAGCATTGTAAAGAAAAGCCATTTTATGTAGTTTAATTGCATCTATTTGTAAAGTATTATTGACATCTTGTTTAATGTCCATTAGAGATTGGAGAGAAAAGTAATATTTAATTTTAACTTGAATATTCACTATCTCTAGTTTTGAATATTGTATAAAAAAAATTAACAATTAAATAAACAAGTTTAATATATATAATGCCCAGTTTTAAACCGAAAGCTAATAAAAAAATTCTAGGATCAAAAAAAACAACAGTAACTGTAGATAGTAAACATCAAGAGAAAATGACTGAATTTAAAAATATAGAGAACAATATAATACCTGAATTGAAACAACAATGCCAAAAATTAAAAAGAAAACTACGAAAAAAGAATATAACACTCGACCAACGATTAGATATTAATGATAAGTTGAAGAAGAATAAAAAACTTATTTTTAAAAAAGAAAAAAAAAAAAAGATATATTTGTTAGATAATTCTAAGTATATTTT